GAAACCGGCCCGATTATGCTTGGCTCCGGCGATAACGTTGTCAGCGTGACGGAGATGATCCCCGACGAAAAAACGCAGGGCGATGTCAGCGCCACGTTTAAGACGCGTTTCTATCCCAACGGCACCGAGAGGTCATACGGGCCGTTTAGCATGTCAAACCCCACCAGCATGCGCTTCACTGGCCGTCAGGTGCGTATGCGCGTTGACGGCGCACGGCTTGCCGACTGGCGGGTTGGCATAAACCGGCTTGACGCTGTTGCGGGTGGCCGTAGATGACGCAGCAGTACCGCGCACCAGAGCCGCAGGGCGATGACTGGAAGTCATGGGCGCGGCGCATGATGCTGTATCTTGGCCAGACGCGATCACCGCTTGTGCAGCAGACGGGCGACGAGAGCGCGGCAGAAGATGGCGTGCTGATGTGGGATCGCATAAACTTGTATCCCGTTGTCAGCAAAAACGGCGAGTGGCGGCAAGTTGTGCTGGAAGACGGCCACGCAGATTTCATGCTGACGTCAGACGTCACGCCTGTTGCCGCCAACACGGCGTACAAGCTCACATATGACGCGCCCAGCGGCAATGACGGCATCACGCAAGGCACGCCAGCGTCGCGCATTGTGTTCGAGGAGGCGGGCCAATATGTTGTATCGTTCTCGGCGCAAATATCATCAACGTCAGCCAGCACTGTTCACTTCTACTTCTGGCCAAGCGTCAACGGCACCAACGTGGCAAACAGCGGCATGACCACTGCGCTGCACCAGAATAACGCCACGCTGGTCACGTCGCGCACGCAGATATTCACGCTTGCGGCTGGTGACTACTTGGAAGTGAATTACATGATCGACAGCACGTCGGGCTTTCTCAATTACACCGCAGCGTCTTCGCCGGTTCCAGCGATTCCCGCGTCAACTTTAGCGATTACGAGGCTTCATGGATAAAGAGCTTGAGAGATGCCGCGACTGGATTGAGGCCGCTTTGGAGTATTCCGGCGGCACGCATGACTTCATTGACGTGGCCGAAGGTATATACAAGGGAACGATGCAGCTCTGGCCAACGCCGAGGGGGTGCATAGTGACCGAAATAGTGGTATATCCGAGGAAGAAAGTTTTAAACGTGTTTCTTGGTGGCGGCGAGTTGGATCAGATTTTAGAAATGCATGAAGATGTGATAGCATGGGCAAAAGCGCAAGGATGCTCTGCATTGACCATGACGGGCCGGTTTGGCTGGAAGAAACCACTGAAGGCGCATGGCTGGACGCCACTGCACGCCTCATATGTGAAGGAGTTTGAATAATGTCAGGCGGCAAGGGCGGGTCAACAACGTCATCAGTTACGATCCCAGAATACATTGAAGAGGCGGCGCGCCGTAACTTGGCAAAGGCCGAAGGCATCAGCCAGATTGGGTACGTGCCATATTACGGGCCGGACGTCGCCGCATTTACGCCGTTCCAGCAGGCGGGCTTCCAGCAGACCGCTGACGTTGCATCCGCGTTTGGCTTAGCTTCTCCGACAGCTCAAGCAGACGTCATGGGTGGCATGGCCCCGCCAACGCAATATGCGGGCGGCGTGTCTGGCTACAGCGCCGCGCCAATGTACGAGCAATCTGTTGCCGAGCTTGCCGCGCAACGCCCAGCGCAGAAAGATTTTATCGACAGCTTCTTCATTGATCCCGTGACCGGCCAAGTCGGATCACGCGTCCAGCAGCCCGTTGACTATGGCCAATATATGACGGGCGCGCAGGAGCGTGAGCGTGATCGGCAAAACCAGTTGGCCGTCGCAAGAGCAGAATCCGGCGAATATTCCGGCCCGATGACGATGAACCCCGACGCATCGCCGTCAGACAGAGACAACGCCATGCAGTTCCACGCGACCCACATGGGTCGTGGATCTGATAACTGGCAGACCGCTGACGAAATTATGTTCCAACAGGGCAAGATTAACGCGGCTGGCTTCCCGATTGACGCGCAGGGCAATGTCATAGTTGGCACCCCAGAAAGCGTTGCGGGGAATATTGGAGACTTCTTGGCGAAAGGCGGCTTTATCGGTGCCGCTGGCGAGGCGCTTGGCATTCTGCCGTCAACAGGTGAGAAGATCATGACGGCGGCGGGCATGCCTCCCGTGAGCATAGATGACCCGATGTTTGCGGGCGGCGCTGCTGGGTTTAACGATCCAGACGGCCCAAGCGCAACGCAAATAGCCGCTGAGGCCAGCATGGGGCTTGACCCGTTTGGCGGCGCTGGGAGGCCGATTGCCATCAGCACCCCTGCCTCACCGCCGCCGATTTCGGTTGCCCCAAGCCCAGCGCAAATAACTGCTGAGGCAAACATGGGTCTTGATCCGTTTGGTGGCGCTGGGAGGCCGATTGTCGGCGTTGACACTGCCCCCATAGTTGGCACAGCTCCGTCTGGATCAAACATATATGCTCTAACGCCATCAGGAGATGGTTCATACACTTTCAAGGGCGGCAAGGATGTAGAAGGCGGCTCGGCAGGCGGCGGCGGTGTGGAGAAGATCCTGTGCTGCGCATATTACAATCTTGGCTACCTGCCGCGCGAAATCTGGCGCTTGGATCAGCGTTACGGCGTGTGGCTGCACCGCAATGATCCTGAGCTTATGGAAGGATACCACGCGTGGGCTGCTCCGCTGGCTGAGTATATACAGAAGGATACACGCGGGGCCAAAGTTGCCCGCGCGGTGATGTGGCCCATTGTTAAGGCGTGGGCGGCAGAGATGGCGCACAGGCAGCGCCCAGAGAAGCACAAGCCGAATGTGGTAGGCAAGATGATTATGGCGATTGGCGAGCCGTTTAGCCGCGTGTGCGGCATGCTCAAGCCCCGCGCAATACGAGGAGAAGCATAATGGCTGGACAAGGTGCAAAGGGCGGCGGTCAGGTCGCAATGCCAGCAGCGCAGGCGATGGGCGGGCCGCCGATGCCAAGCGCCGGAATGCGTGGCAGTTCAATGAGCAACGTGCCTGCGATACCGGTGATGCCAGCGATGCCAGCGAAGGGCGGTGTGGGCGGCCAGCCAGCAGCCCCTCTGCCAAGCCAAGCGCAATACGCGCCGCTCGCTCCGCAGGGTCAGTTCAACGTAAATCAGGCAGCGGCTGGCGCATTGCAGCAGGCAATGGGCGCGACGCAGCAGGGTCTAGGCTTCACGCCGATGGGCATACGCCCGACCGCCTACCGGCCATCGCAGATCGCAGGCACAAGCCTCGCGCCATACACCAACCCGTATGAGAGCCAAGTCGTGCAGCAGACGATGCGTGACATTGGCACCGCGCAGGAGCAGGCGCTAAATCTGCAAGGCGCGCAGGCGCAGCGTGCAGGCGCGTTCGGCGGCTCACGCCAAGGCATTGCCGAGGCCGAGACGCGGCTTGGCTACGGGCAGCAGGCGCTAGACGCCGCGTCAAGGCTGCGCCAGCAGGGCTACCAGACTGCACTTGGCCTCGCCGGTCAGGATGTCGGCGCTCAGACGGCGGCGGCGCAATTTGCGGCGCAGCAGCGGGCATCAGCTCAGGCGCAAAACTTGGCGGCGCAGCAGGCTGCAATGGGAACGCGTTTGGGTGCAGCTCAGCAGCTCGCCGGACTTGGCCAGCAGGCATTCGGCACAGGGCAAGCGATCCAGCAGCAGCAGATGCAGCAGGGTCTACTGCAGCAGATGTTGCAGCAGTCGCTCATCGACGCGGCCAAGGCGCAATATGCAGGCTACACCGGCGCGCCTTCGGCGGCGCTTGCGGCGCCATTGGCGGCGCTTGGGGCAACGCCAGACCAGTCAACGACGACGAAGTCAATGCAGCCGGGGTTGTTCAACTATCTGCAGCTTGGCGCAAGCATGTTCCCGAGGTAGTAGATGGATTATCGTCAAGCAGCCAGAGACGCAGCCAGCAAATACGGGATAGACCCCGAAATGTTCTTGCGCCTCATCCAGCAGGAGAGCAGCTTTAGGCCGGACGTCGTAAGCCCGAAGGGCGCTATCGGCCTCGGCCAGCTCATGCCTGCGACGGCCAAGGAGCTTGGCGTAGACCCGACAGACCCGATGCAAAACTTGGAAGGCGCTGCAAAGTATCTAAGCCAGCAGCTAAAGCGTTTTGGAGATCCGTCGCTTGCGCTGGCCGCGTATAACGCTGGGCCAACGCGTGTGGCTAAGCTTGGCAGGGTGCCAAATATTGCGGAAACGCAAAACTATGTGAAGACGATTTTAGGAGAAGGGCAAACCACAATGGCAACTCCAATGGATAGGGCGCGCGAAGAAGAGCTGCGCATGCAGATGCTGGCCAGCGGAACGGCCCCACAAACAGCGCCACGCGCGCCACTGTCAGCGCTTCGGCAGGATCGCCCGCAGGCAGCGGCAGCGCCGCAGCAGCGCAGAGGCGGCTTCGGCGGCATCATGGATTACCTTGGCACGCCAAGCCCGACGACGGGTCTAAGTAGAGCGGAGCAGTTTGCTGCGGCGCTCGATCCGCTCATCATGCCGGAGCTGCGTGCTGGCGAGGCGATCAGGGCGCGCGGCACGCAGCGGCAGGCGGCTGCCAAGCGAAACAAGACGATTGAATACTTGGAGAAATATTCTCCAGAAGCTGCTGACTTGATGCGTGGCGGCTTGCTAAACGCATCAGAAGCGTTGAAAATATCAAGAGACACAGAGGCGCGGTCTTTGGCTAAGCGTGCATCTGAGGCGCTCCAATCAGGCGACATGCAGACAGCGATGGCGATTTTAACCCAGCTCTCGCCAACTGCGATGGGCCAGCAGATTGCAGCGCAAGCGGTCAAGCCGCCAAGCGAAATACTGGGCGGCGGCAAATACACCGTGACCTACCCAGAAGGCAGAAGCGGCGAGCCGGTAATCACCATAAACGAAGACGTGGTAGCCGCAGAGCAGCGTATTGCGCAAGCAGAGCGCGAGGCGAGAAGGGAGGCCACTGGCTTGCCGACAGACGCAAGGAAGGCAGAAGAAGCTGACTTTGAGGCGATCACGGCAATAGACAATTTGATGCAGGACATATCTGGCATCATTGGTGACTTTGGGTATGACCCAGCGACAAAAGAGTTTACCGGCCCGCTTGATATTGGCCTTTCTGGGTTTCTTAAAGGAGCCTTTGGTTCAATAGGCGTCGGCGGGCAGGGCGCAATAGAAACCGCCAAAGCGCGCGACGAATTTGAAAGATTTAAAACGCGACTTGTAAATACAAGCCTACGTTTGAATAAAGGCGTTCAGACTGAAGGCGATGCGCAAAGAGCGGCAAAAGAGCTTGGAGACGCTCGCACTGAGGCAACAGCATACGCTGCGATCCAAGAGCTTCTAAGGATAAACCAGAGAGCGCGTGACAATCGCTCTGCGGCGATAGCGCGACGTAGAGAGCGGTTTAAGCTAGACCCAGTTGAGGTTCCAGAAGGCACGGCCCCAGATTTAAAGTGGAGCATTAAATAATGATTATTGAAATAGACGGCGTTGGCGAGGTCGAAGTTGATGATGCTTTTGCGAATTTAAGTATTAGCGAGCAAAACGCATTTGTTCAAAAAATCGTTCAAGACGCCGCGCAAGGCGTGACGTCCAGCGACATGGCCAAGCCGGATCAGCCGCCAGCGGAAACACAGCGGCTGCGTGCTGGCGCTCAGGGGCTTACGCTTGGCTTTGCAGACGAGATTGAGGCGGCTTTGCGGAATCCACTTTCAGCAGCGGGGCGCGCTCTTGGTTTATCTGAGGGCAAAAGTTACGAGGAAAACCTTGAGCAGATACGCGGAAAATTGGAGGCATATAGAGCCGACAAGCCGCTTGAGGCGATTGGCGCTGAAATCGGCGGCGCTGTAATCCCAACGGCGCTTGCTGGTCTGCTCACGGCAGGCACAGGCGGCGCTGCAGTTGGCACCACAACCGCCGCAAGGCTTGCGCCGACCATTGCGCGAGCTGCTAAAATTGGAGCCATAGAAGGCGGTATAGCTGGCTTTGGCGCCGGTGAAGGCGGTTTGGCTGAAAGAGCCACAAGCGCTGCAACTGGCGCTGCTTTGGGCGGCACGCTGGGCGCAGCCGCACCTGTTGCGGTGCAGAAGGGTGGCCAGTTTCTGCGTAGAGTCGCAGACAGCTTAGGCATAGGCGGCGAAAAGCGTGCGTTTACGTTTGCGGAGAGAAAGCTTTTGGAAGCGCTTGAGCGTGACGGGCTAACACCTAGAGAAGCAGCAAAGCGATTAGATGAGGCCCGCCAGCTTGGCATAGAAGATATTACAGTCGCGGATCTTGGTGAAAACTTACGCGGCGCTGGATGGCGGGCGCAGGCTGTGCCATCCGAAGGGCGTCAAAAAGTTGTCGAGCAATTCGCTGAGCGTCAGCAGCGTCAGGCAGAGCAAATATCCGAGCAGGCGAGAGACATATCTGGAGTGCAGGGGCCAACTGGCCTTGATTACCTTGATGACCTATCTGCACGCGTAAGAGCAGAGGCAGAGCCAGCGTACAGAAAGGCGTATGAGATCGAGCTGGATGCAGCACCATTTCAAAGTATGGCAAAAAGCAAGGTCGTGCAGGACGCTTACAGAAAAGCTGTAGAGATCGCAGACATCGACCCAGACATAGATATATCTGGAATGCCCAAGGATCTGGGCAGATTTTTATCTGCGGAAGCCGCTGCTGGCGGCGCAGTTGGGATGCCAACTCAAGTAGCGCACCAAATTAAAAAAGGCTTAGATGCTTTGATTGAAGCTGAAACTGACGCAATCACTGGTAAGGTGACTTCGCGCGGCAGGGCGTTGACTAAGCTGAAAAAGACGTGGAACTCTGAAATCGTAAGGCAAAATAAGCCATATGAAGCGGCCAACATTCAATTTGCAGACAGCGCAAGGCTGAAAGATGCATATAACGCCGGATTTGATTTCACGAAAATATCAGAGAAAGAGCTGGTCAAGCGTGTTGGTAAGATGTCTAAGGGCGAAAAAGAAGCCTTGCGCACTGGTTTGATTAGCCAAGTTGAAGAGCTTGCATCTAGGACAGGTGACGCAAGTGACTTCGTCAAAACTGTTTTTGGCACACCGAGAAAACGCGCCGCTCTGAGACTTACATTTGACAACGCAGAGCAGTTTGAGCGCTTCGAGCGGTTTATGAAAATTCAGTCTCAAAAGACGCGTACTGCTCGCAAAGTTATGGGCGGCTCTGAAACGGCTGAAAGAATGATGCAGAGAGATGACGCTGCCATAGACGCGGCCAGCCTTATCAATCTTGGCATGGGGAATGTCGCTGGTGCTGCTCAGGGAATGGGCGCACAAGCAATATCACGCGCTCAAGGGATGGGCGAGAAGAGCGCGGCGCAGATGTCCAGAATGCTGTTCGAGCAAGACCCAGCAACACAACGCAAAATGCTGGGAAGCCTACTGCAGCGTGAGCAGATGGATGAAATGCAACGCAGACGCATGATGCAGAGGCCTGAATTTTACTCTGGCCTTCTTGGCGCGACAAGCGGCCTTCTGGCTGGCGGCGATTGAGCAAATGACGCAAACGCGGTAAGATGCACGAAACGAATAGGACATAAAAATGCAACCACAGCCAAAAGATCGCCGTGAAATCGAAAGCATCGTGCAGAACGCGATCAGCGAGGCCGTTGACTTCGTTGAAAGCGAAATCAGCGAAGACCGCATCAAGTCGCAACGCTATTACGACGGCGAGGTTGATATTGGCCACGAGGACGGGCGAAGCAAAGTTGTGTCAACGAAGGTGCGCGACACGATCCGCTCTGTGAAGCCAAGCCTGATGCGCATCTTCATGTCCACCGCGAGGCCGGTAGAGTTTATCCCGAAGGGGCCGGAAGACGTTGCGCTGGCCGAGCAGGCCACCAGCTACATCCAGCACGAGTTTACGCGCCTAAACGGCTACCGCGTGCTAAACGACGCATTCCAAGACGCCATGGTGAAGAAGCAGGGCATCGTGAAGGCGTATTGGCACGACTACCCCGTTGCGGAAATCTACACCTACACCGACCTGTCTGATGATGAATACACGTTCCTGATCCAAGAAGACGACGTGGAAGTTATCGAGCATACCATGGAAATGTCTATCGATATCGACGAGATGGGCATGGACATCGAGCTTCCTGTCCATTCGGTCAAGATTAGCCGCACGGAGATGAAGGGCGAGATGCGCATAGAAAGCATCCCGCCAGAAGAATTTTTCGTAAACCGCGACTGCCGGTCATTCGATGACGCATATGTCGTGGCGCACCGTACAGACATGCGCGTTGGCGATCTGGTCGAGATGGGCTTCGACTTCGAGGTCATCTCCAACCTGACGCCATTTGACGGCACAAACGACATGTCTGGCGCAGAGGTGCTTGAGCGCCAAGGCTACGAGGAAGACTTGTCAGACGAAGACGAGCTAGACCCGTCCATGAAGCTTGTGGGCATCACGGAAGCCTACATGCGTATGGATGTGGACGGAACCGGCGTGCCGGTGCTGTACAAGTTTCTCTGCGGCGGCACATCATATGAGCTGCTGGACTTCATGCCGTGCGACGAGATCCCGTTTGCCAAGTTTGAGATCGACCCAGAGCCACATAGCTGGTACGGACACAGCCTGTCCGAGCTGGTGGAAAATGACCAAGACGCCGCGACGTCTATTCTGCGTGGCATCTTGGATAACGTTGCGATGACCAACAATCCCCGCATTGGGATCGTAGACGGCGCAGTAAATATTGACGACGTGCTGAACAACGAGATCGGGTCACTTGTGCGGATGCGCCAAGCCGGATCTGTGCAGGATCTGAGCGTGCCGTTTGTTGCTGGCCAGACGCTATCTGCGCTCGCATATATGGATCAGCTCACCGAGCAGAAGACGGGCGTCACAAGCGCCTCTGTGGGGCTTAATCCTGACGCGCTGCAGTCTACCACCAAGGCAGCCGTTCAGGCGTCTGTGCAGGCTGCTGCGGGCCAGACAGAGGTGATGGTGCGTAACTTGGCTGACGGTCTGCGTGACCTGTTCGGCGTCATGCTGCGCCTGATGAATAAGAATATGGACGAGGAGAAGATGATGCGAATGAACGGGCAGTTTATCCCCGTCGATCCGCGTGTCTGGGATACGTCTATGGACATCAGCATCAACGTCGGGCTTGGCACTGGCCGCGAAGAAGAAAAGCAGATGGCGCTACAGCAGGCATTGCAGATGCAGCAGATGGTTTACCAGCAATATGGCCCGATGAATGGCTTGGTATCGCTGACCAATATCCGCAACACGCTGGCCGACAGTCTGGCGTTGTCAGGTGTACGCAATGCCGACCGCTACTTTGCGCCAATTACGCCGGAGATCGAGATGCAGATGCTGCAGATGCAGCAGCAACAGCAGGCGCAGATGGCGCAGCAGGGTCAGGCGCAAGATCCAAACGCCGCATTCCTGCAGGCCGAGCAGATCAAGGTGCAGGGCAAGCTGCAGCTTCATC